AGAAATATATTTTAGAAAGTTTGGAACAGGAAAACCAAACTACGATACAGACGAGGTAATTAACAAAACAAAGGCACGAGCAAGAGGGTTTAGACCTGAAGATAACGATCAAAGGATTTATCAAGCACCTATTGATATGCCCAAACAAGGAAGACTATAATGCCAGTATTATTTATATCAGAAGGAAGATTAAGAAAGTCAACAACAATAAATGGTAATGTTGATGCGCAATTGTTACGACCATATTTGAAAGTAGCACAAGATCTACATATACACCCTAAACTTGGAACAGACTTGTATAACAAGCTACAGAGTGATATTCAAGGTGGCTCGTTGGCAGGTAATTACGAAACACTTGTTGATAACTATATAGCAGACGCATTAGTTCATTGGACACTATATGAATGTTTACCATTTCTTGGTTATAAAATTATGAACGCTAATATTGTGCGCAAAACAAGTGAAACTTCTGAAAATGCAAGTTTAGAAGAATTAAATTACTTAAGAGAGGTTGTGCGTAATACTGCAGAGTGGTATACAGAAAGACTTATAGATTGGTTAAGACATAATAATAGTTTGGTGCCTGAATATAATACTAATACAAATGAAGATTTAGCACCTACAAAAGCTAATTACTATTCAGGAATGAATGTAGATAATGTGCCTAAAAGAAGAGGTATTACATTAGACGATTTTCTAACACCTGATTTGAGTATTGACTAATGTATAAGCCGAAAGAAAAAAACATAAGAAAACTGAAAGCATATTTAGATAAAAAAGATGAAAGATCTAATAACACAAAACGCAGATGTGCTCGGACTAAATAGTATAACGCTATTTATTTCATTTACAGAGGTCGAGCAAATATTACAGATTATACTATTGCTGTTGTCTATACTATATACAGCACAACGATTTATTGACTATAAGAATGGCAAGAAAGGTAGTAAGTAGTTTTGTATCAAAACCAAAAGTAAAGCGTAAAAAACACTCTAAAAATGCTTCTAAAGGGCAAAAAGGATATAAAAAGAAATACAGAGGTCAAGGAAGATGATACAAAAAGATTTGACATTATCGGTTGGCAACATAATTTGGATAGTTGGTATTATCTTTACAATGGGTATAGCCTATAGCCAAATTGCACAACTTGATGAAGATATACTTGTATTAGAAAAACGACTTGAAAAGAAAATCAAAGTATTAAATGAGTGCGAAGATAGAATAGTAGAATTAGAAAAAGAGTTAGCAAGATACAAAAGCTGTAAATAATGGAAGATATATTAAAATTAGTAGAAACTTACGGTATAACATTAGTTTTATTATTAGGAAGTTGTTACGCACTTTACAAATTTTTCGTTTTTTCAATTTATGAAGTGAAAGGTCAATTTTCAAAATATCACGAAAATAACGCAAAAGATATGCAGCACATTAAGGCAAAAATTGGCACTATTTTAGAATTTATAAAAAAAGTAGAGTCAAAATTATAGTTTATACAAACAAATTAACAAAAACTTTGACAACAAAAATTAGTCAAATTTGTAATCAAGTAATTTTGTGCAGTTTGAAGAACAATGAAAAAAGGTATAAGCGTTTGTTAGACACATAAAAGTCCCTAAAAATAGCTTGTAATTGTGTCTAAAACAATTTCGAATTAAACAAGCAAATACACAAAAAACATAAATTTCAGCGATATGAAGTATTTCAAAATAGAAGAATTTGATAGTCCTGACGAAGTTGGAAGTGGCGCAAATATGTGTCCTGACTTTTTAGAAATGATAGACAGAGCGAGAGATATAGCAGGTATACCATTTAAAATAAATAGTGGTATGAGGTCTGTAGCTTGGAATCAGCGTGTCGGTGGACGATTAGGAAGCAGCCATTTAAAAGGTTGCGCAGCAGACCTGCATTGTAATAATTCAGCAAATAGATCGAAGATTGTAGCAGCACTTATACAGGCAGGATTCAGAAGGATCGGCATAGCAGAGACCTTCATACACACAGATTGTGATAACTCCAAACCTAACGCAATATGGCTTTATTAACAAACCTCTTTTCAAAACTTTTAGGAGATAGTTCAAAGATAATAGATGAGGTCGTAACTTCGCAAGAAGAAAGACTGACGCTAAAAAACGAGTTTGAAAAAATAGTCAACGAAAACAGAACAGTCATAGAACAGGAAGTCACTAAAAGGTGGCAGTCTGATATGAATAGTGATAGTTGGTTGAGTAAAAACATTAGACCTATGGTGTTAGCGTTTCTTGTAATTAGCACTGTATTGATCGTTTTTATAGATAGTGGTGCTATAGCTTTTGAAGTAAAAGAAAGTTGGGTAGACTTGCTTCAAATAGTATTGATTACTGTTATAGGTGCTTATTTCGGTAGTCGTGGACTTGAAAAAGTAAAGAATGGTAAATAATGTATTAGTAGTAGGAGATTTGCATTCACCTTTCATTAGAAAAGGTTATTTAGAACATTGCATTGAGGTCTACGAAAAGTATAATTGTAACAAAGTGGTGTTTATAGGTGATATTATAGACAACCATTATTCAAGTTTTCACGATCCTGACCCTGACGGCTACGGTGCAGGAGAAGAATTAGACAGAGCAATAGCACATATACAACCTTGGCACAAACAATTTCCTGAAGCAAAAGTATGTATTGGAAACCACGATGCTATAATATGTCGTAAGGCATTTAGTAGTGGTATTTCAAATAGGTGGATTAGAGATTATGACGAAGTTCTTGGCACAAAGGGTTGGGACTTCAAACAAGAACACACTATAGACAATGTAACCTATGTTCACGGCACAGGATCGAGTGGCAAAGGTGCAACAAAAAGATTACGAGAGTGGCACACCTCTATTGTGCAAGGTCATATACACACAGAAGCTTTTGTAGATTGGTATTGTAATAAACATAACAAATTATTCGCAATGCAGGTCGGCTGTGGTGTTGACGATCGTAGTTATGCAATGGCTTATGCAAGAAATTTTACTAAAAAGTATATTGTCAGTTGCGGTGTTGTTTTAGAAAACGGCACATTACCGATAGTTATTCCTATGAATTTGAGTTAGTTAGGCATATCAGCCAACAACAAACCAACACAAACAATAAGTATATATTATAATAGTATATTATTAGTATAGTATAATATTATATATATATAAAGGTTATAAACTTTTTTTACTTGATTAGTAAACAACTTTATCAACTTTTTGTTTGTCTTGTAAACTTTTTATTTAGAAATTAGCCAACGAATCAATTATTAAAAACAATGAATTTAGATTATTTCACGCAGCTTCAAGAAAGCCTGCAAAAGAACTCGCTATTAGTCGAGAAAGTTAAATTAGGCGATGTTATGTTCGCTATTGAAAGTCAAAAACTAATTATTGAGCAGCTTATTCGCAAAAACGAAGAGTGGATAGTTCAATCAAGCAACGAAGAAATACGAGAATTTGCACAGGCTAAAATAGAAGCTTACAAGCAATCATTAGAGTGTTTTGAGCATTTGTATTCAAACATTAAAAAGTTGTCGAAATGAGCAAATTAACAGAAAATACAATAGCAGTTATGATAGGTTTCATAGGTGCAGCAGTCATAGTGATGACTTGCAAATTATTCGGAATAGTAATAACAATGTAATTATGGGAACTAAAAAAGAAATTCTAAACAGATTGTTCAGAGAGAATCAACTTGAACAAGAGGATGTATTCAAGCATCCGAGTGGACACTTCAATATTATAACACGAGCAGGTATTGATAAGATCCAAGCCAATAACGATATTAACATAGATTACGAGGTTGTAAAATCTGAAAAAGATTTCGCAGTCGTAAAAGCTTATGCAACATTAGGTGATAAGCACATACAAACATTTGGAAGTGCCTTGCGAGGTGGTTTTAAAGACGGCAACTGCAACACTTGGTATGTTATTGAAATGGCAGAGAAACGAGCAATGAGCAGAGCCGTATTGAAGTTAACAGGTTTTTATCAAGCAGGAGTATTTGGCGAGGATGAAAGCGAAGATTTTAAGAAGAAATAATGGATTGGATTGATGAGTTCTTAAATGACGAATGTAGTTTGTATCAATTGGCTAAAATAGAGTCGTTGATGCAAACTTCATCAGTTGCACATAAGTATGACAATGTAGATTTTGTAAAGCTTACAGAAAGAGAAGCTGAAGAAATTATACAAGATTTATACGAGAACGACAACCCTAAAGATCCACGTGAACAATTTAAAAGAATATTTAAGTAAATACAATTATGAAAAAAACAATTCATTTAGGTGGTGAGCAAAAAAAAGGTAGTTCTATTATAGAAATAGAACTCAAAGAAACTCACAAAGGATGGTGTTTTAGCGCATCAGGATTACACGACTATCAGTATTGTAGAAGCACAAAAATGTGGGATTATCAATGTGCAGGGCAATGTTTAGAAACAATAGCTAAAAAGTGGTGGCAAAGTAAAAAAGTTATAACTATTGTTGAATTATGGAGGAAGTATCATCTTAATGATATGAATGCAGGATCTCCAAAACAAACAGCACACCTTGCTTCACTCGGAGAATATCAGAGTTACGATTGGGCGTGTGAAGAACTTAAAAAAGTAGATCTATTATACGATAAAGAATTTAGTCCTGACCAACCATACAGATATGGATCTGCTTGGCTGTATAGAGAAATACCAAAAAAAGATTTGGAAACAATTAAATCAATTATAAATAAATAGTAATTATGAAAACAACAGGTAAGTTAGTTGATGTGTTAAATACACAAAACGGAAAAAGCACAAACGGAAAAGAATGGGTAAAAAAAGATTTTGTTATTGAAACAGACGCAAAATATAATCCTGAAATTTGTTTTACTCTTTTTGGAAAAGATAAAGTAAGTTTATTAGACAATGTTTCTATCGGTGACGAAATAGAAGTTCATTTCAATTTATCGAGCAGAGAATACAAAGAAAGGTGGTATACACAAGCACAAGCGTGGAAAATAGAAAAATTATCAACCAATGTTCCTGTATATGCTGACAATTATTATCCATCAGGTGAAGATGACATTGACCAACCATTTTAATTATGAGTCACTATAAAAACCATAAGAAACGAGTTATAAAGATCTTGTCAGCATTATCTAAACATATGCAGACGAGTTCTTTTGACTACGAAATTGTAGACCTCGAAAGAGCATTAGAGGAAGCTACAAGACACTATAAACATTACCTTGATATGAAAGATAATGAAAAGTATAAACCTGAATTTGAAAATAAAACTTATAAATAATGAGAGCAGGAAGTGATATAGGCTATTGCGATAGCGACCACCCAAGAGCACCTTTTGAATGGTGTGAACAAGATATTAAAGTAAATGTAGAAGCACTTGGCTTTAATTTAGTTGATGTGATTTTAGGTAATGACAAAATGGATCTATACATAGAAGATAGCGACAACAATGTTGCATACGATTACTACGATCTTGAATACTCTGTATACGAAAAGTTTACAAGAAGAGATTTTTTAAGAGAATGGGAACAAAGGTTTAGTCCTTGTTGTGGAGCCGATATTATAGAAGACTACGGCAGGTGTAAACATTGTAAAGAAGCAGTATTATGAATTTAGAAAAAGAAATTAGAAAAATAAAATATATTACAGAGGACGAAAGTAATATACGAACAGGTGCTATAGATAGCAAAACGAGAAAAAGAGAGGTTGTATTAGCAAGAATGATTATGTCAAACTTCCTACAATTCGAGGTTGGATTGAAAGAAGAAACATTGGCTAAACATATAAAGCGAGATAGGACTTCATTTTATTTTTATAAAAAGAAGCACGAAGCGTATATGTCTAACGACAAAATATACCCTGAATACAACGACCTGTATACAAGAATTAAGCTACGATACTTTAGTGACGATGACAAATTGTTTGACGGTGTTACAAAGAACAGGAAGCTTGAATTATTAGCAGATGTTGAAACAAGGTTACAAACATTAGACAGATACAAAGAGCATTTGCAAAACGAAATAGAAATATTGTCGTGAAAGGTTGGATAAAGTTACACAGGAAAATAATGGACAATGGCGTGTTTACAGACGCTAATCTTCTCAAGGTTTTTATTTGGTGTTTATTAAGAGCAAACAGAAGCCAAGACGATAAGAATGTATACAACGCTAAAATAAAGCAAGGACAATTCATAACAGGTCGTTCAAGCGCATCGCAAGAACTACATATGAAACCCTCTACTGTTCACGATCGGTTAAAGAAGCTTCAAACACTTGGCTACATTAAAATAAAGTCAACAACAAAATACACAATTGTAAGTGTTTTGAAATTCAAACAATACCAATTAGACGGCAACAAACCTTCAAAACCTATTGAAGAGCGTTTTAGCGACTTTTTCGAAGAGGTATGGGTGTATGTATCAGAATATGATGAAAGTGTTTTAAATAGCTTTATTTCGTATTGGACTGAAAAGAACAAGTCGAAGACTAAAATGAGATTTGAGTTACAGCCAACTTGGGACACGAAGCGTAGATTGAATACTTGGAATAATAACACAAAGCCGAAAGAAAGCAAGGTGCAGACGCAACTTGATAATTGGCAAAAAGCAAGACAAATAATCAATGGACAAAACTAACCAAATTTGGAATAGATATAACAAAGATCAAAAGCAACTTAAGTTAGATTGTGTTGATATATTAAGCAAGTGTTATACTATGTTAGGGCAAAAACCTGAAGCACAACAAATTGTAATAATGTCACAACTATTGTATGAGGATCTTATACAAAAGTATTCAACAATGACAATAGATTGCGTAAGGTTTGCAATAGAAACAGGTATAAGAGACGGTGAAGAGTTAAGTTGTTTCATAAATGCAAGGACTTGGAACGTATGGCTGCGAAGCTTTAAGAAGAAAGAAGCGTTGCAGCGACAACAAAATTTAATAACAGATTATCAAAAACACGAGCAAAACCAAAAGCAAATAGCAAATACAATAACTAAAGCAAAACAAATAAAATGAAAACTCAATTTTTAGATATTAAACAAATATCAGGTATGTGTGCGCACGAAAACACAATAACATTAGAATTTATAGATTATGACGATAAATTTTATGCAATGGAAATACCAACTGAAGAGTTGTTGACTTCATTTAATAATCAATTTTTAAATCACGCAGCAGACATATTACACAAATACATAAAAAAACAAATAAACGATGTTAAAGAGCTTTGAAGAACTCACATATGAGTTAACAGATTACGAGAAAGAAACCGTATTACCAACATTAGTGAAAGGTCTGATGAGGTATATAGGTAAAGAGAATGCTATAAGTGGCACAGAAATTTGCAAACGATTAAATGCAGAGCAGTATTTTGGAAAGTATAAATTACAACCTACAAGACTGCGCAAGATAATAGGAGCAATAAGATTGTCAGGCAAAATTATGTTTCTTTGTAGCAGCAGTAAAGGTTATTATGTAGCAGCTACTAATGTTGAATTAGACGATTGTATAGAAAGTTTAGAACAAAGAGTAGCGCAACAAATAAAAGTTATTGACGCATTACTATGGCAAAGAAAAAGTCTGCAGCAAAATTAAAGAAAGAACTCGATAAGTGGTTCAGCTTGTATATTCGTTGGTATTATGCTGACGATACAGGTTATGTCGAATGCTATACCTGTGGTGTGCAGAAACCTGTTAAAGAAATGCAAAATGGTCATTTTCAAAGCCGTAGACACCACGCTACAAGGTTTGACGAGAACAACTGCAGACCTCAATGTGTAAAATGCAATATGTTTAGTCAAGGTGAGCAATATCTTTTCGGTGAACGGCTCAAGTCAGATTTAGGAGAAGATGCTGTTGACGATCTTATACGACTTACAAAAAGCACAATGAAATGGTCAGTTACAGAATACGAAGAAGCCATACAAACCTATAAGAAATTAGTCAAAGAAATGACAGGTTAACAATTGATTGTTAATAACTTACGAGCAAATAATTAGAATTATACTTGCATATGTCGTAAGATTGTGTCGTGGAACTTACACAACGAGAATATGATAAGTTGCTTGATATAGCAAAAAACATTTGCAAAACTGATTTCGCAGAAGATCTATTGCACGAAGCATTATTAGTGTGTCTGAAATATGACAAAAAGAAAATGGAGTTTATCATACAAGACGGTAAACTCTTTTTTTTTGTAGCAAGAATTATGGCAAATATGTATCATAGCAAAACAAGTCAATACTATTATCAGATAGCAAGGTTTTACGACAAGCATACATTACAAGATTGCACCAAAATGTCAAAATTTATATTTACTAATGATACTGCAGAGCAAGAGAAGATTGAGTTGATAGAGAGTCTATTAGATCGTTTGTATTGGTATGATAGAGAAATGTTCAAGCTTTATTTTTTTGGAGAGAACAACGGAAAGAAATATACATTGCAGTCTTTAGCAGATAAAACAGGCATTAGTAGACGCAGTATATTTACGACAATAAAAAATGTAAAAGAGTATTTGAAAAAAAATATAAATGAATCTGAAAGAATTGATCAAGTATACAGAATATGACATACCCTGTATAGAGTTCTACAATGAATACGGTGAATTAGAATATTCTGTTACATTATCTGAATTTGAGTTTGACGATATTGATGTAGTATACGGCAGATATTTTGAGCCGTTTGGTATAGTAAAATTAAAAAGAGACAATGGCAGAAGACAAACCGACCTTAATGGTCAAGGCATACAACCTCCTGAAAGCAAGTTATAAAAGAGCAGCATCAGGTTTCAAAGATGTAGACGAGGTTACTTTCTACGATCGTATACACACTTGCACAAGGTGTGATAAATTTGATTATGTAGAATATGAGTGCAGCGTGTGTGGTTGTCCAATAGAAACAAAAGCAAAATGGAAAACAGAAAGTTGTCCTAAAAATAAATGGTAATGAAAATAATAGTCGTATGGCCAAGTTAACAAAAGAACAGAAAGAAAAAGCTGCCTACATTTGGGAAGGCATTAAAACAGGTGTAGCTAAAAACCATCACTACAAAGTAGAAATGATTAAATTCTACAACGAGTTAAATACTACAAGTTATAAAGTAACCACAAGTTGTGGCAGTTGTTTAGAAACCTGCAGAAGATTTGTAGAGAGTATAGTTACAAAACCGAAAAGAAAGAAGAAGAATGCAAAATTGTAAAAATTGCGAGTGCGAAACAGAGGAAGCTTGCGAGAATAAAATACCTGCATATTATGTAGGACGCAAAGGTATGTATGCTAAAGATGTTTGTTGGGAGTTTGATTTATCTTATAATGTAGGAACAGCAGTCACATATCTGTTGAGGTCAAAACGCAAACACAAAACACCAATAGATTGTTTGAAGAAAGCAATTGCACATATAGAGTTTGAAATAAATAATATAGAAAATGAAAGCTAAAGTTGTCAAAAGAAATAGCATAAAGCTAAACCCAAATAATCCAAGAGTTATAAAGGATTATAAATTCAAAAAACTTATACGAAGTGTAGAAGATCTACCACAAATGTTAGAAATGAGACCTATTATTGTTGATGAAGATATGATGATATTAGGTGGTAATATGAGATACCAAGCCTGTGTTCGTGCAGGTATTTCTGAAGTGCCTATTATACAATACACAAAAGAAGAGCACGAGAAGTCAGGCAACAAAAAAACTTACGAAGAGGTTTGCCAAGAAATAGTTATTAAAGACAATAGCAGTTTTGGTGAATGGGATTGGGATGTGTTAGCTAACGAGTGGAATGTTGACGCATTGAAAGAGTGGGGACTTGATATACCTAAATGGGAAGATACTTCATTCGATAGCGAGATAGAAGACACAGGTGATTATGATTTCCCTGTTGATGAAATGGAAGGAAGCCACGTAAAAATGGTGCAGTTATTTATGAATACACAGACAGAGCCACAATTCAAAGAATGGGAATTGAAGCTTCGTGAAGAGTATAAAACAGATAACCTAACTGACACAGTATACGAGGTTATGAAAAAGGCATACACCGATATTTATGGAAATTAAAAAACATACATTCAAGCCACGAATGAGTGACGAAGCTGCAAAAGATCTTGCAGGCCAATTGTTAAGTGATAACGATTACAACACACTTATTACTTATGATGCTGATGTATATTGCGAAGAAACAGGAAAGGTGTTAGCGAAGTTTAGGAAGAAAATTATACCGAGCAATATAGCACAAGCTGCATACGAAAACTTAAAAACAGTATCTGTTGCATCAACAAACAGAGGTGCAAGTGCAGGATTGAAAGAGAACGGAAAAGCAACGCAATACGCAGTAAGGAAAGACGGCAAACTATCTAATACAAACCACGCAGGTATGGTCAATAGTGGTATTATAGGTTATTTTGACCGCAACGCTCGTTTCCCTTATTGCAGACAAACTGCATTTAACGAGAAACAATTCAATAAGTTCAAACAAGCCTATCCAATTATAAAGTTTGTTGACACAAAGTATGCAGAATTAGTTCCTGAACACTACAAGTTACAAAGAGATGAAGCTGATAATACTTCACAAGATTTCGTGATCAAAAATACTGCATTTACTACAGTAACTGTAAACAAGAATTGGCAAACAGCAGTTCATACAGACAAAGGAGATTTTGAGAAAGGGTTTGGAAACCTTGTAGTATTACGCAAAGGTAAATATACAGGTGGTTATTTTGTGTTGCCAAAATGGGGTGTAGCATTTGATGTTCAGAATTGCGACCTGTTGTTAGTGAATGTTCACGAGTGGCACGGCAATACACCAATAAATAAAATTGACGATGACGCAACAAGAATTAGTTTAGTGATGTATTACAGAAAGAATATGATACATTGTGGATCGGCAGACGAAGAAGTCGATAAAGCGAAACACAGACAACTTGGAGATAGCTTGACCTGATGTGTGGTGTAGTAGGTTATAGTAGCAATAATCCAATAGAAGAACACTATGAGATATTGCAAGGATTATTAAGAGAAAGTAAAATTAGAGGTTTGCATAGCTTCGGCTATACATATTACGATAAAGAACTCGTAACACGCAAATACCACAATTTAGAGGAACTTACAATACCAAAGTCAAACAAGATTATATTTCACAATAGATATTCAACGAGTGGCGATTATATTGAGCATAGAAACAATCAACCTATAACGAAACAATATGCTGCATTAGTATTCAATGGTGTTTTGGATATGAGAACAAAAGCTGAAATGGAAGAGCATTACAATATACAAATGGAAACCGACAATGACGGTGAGATAGTATTGTTGAAGTGTGGAAAAGATATAAAGTTATTAAGAGAATTCGTTACAAGCACAAAAGGATCTTTTGCAGGATTGATGTTGACAGAAGATAATAAAATGTATGCAGTTAGAAATACGAACAGACCTTTGTGGAGATTAGAATATAAAGAAGCACATTTCTACGCTTCAACAGAAGATATATTCAAGAGAACAAATAAGGACTTCAAGCCAAAACAACTATTTACTAATGTAGTTTATGAAAGTTAGAGCAGCAGTAAAACAAGACGAAGACTTTATAAAAAAGTTACACAAGCAACACAAGAAACACATAGGAGGTTTTAACCTGTTTTGGATATGGGACGATTACATAAACAAAAACAAATACAAATATGTTGTTATTGATAACGGTGGTTTTATGAGATACGGCTATTCGAAGAAATACAACGCATATGTATTATATGAAATAGCAGTAGATAATGATAGCAAACAAAAAGGTGTAGGAAGAAAGCTATTTGAATACCTGCCAAAACCTCTAATGTTGAAATGTAATTTAGATAATGAGGTAGGAAATAAGTTCTACGAAGCTATGGGAATGACATTAGCAGGAAAGACACAAACGAAGTCAGGAGTTAAACAAAACATTTGGTGGACTACATAACCTATCACATATTAAGTTCAAGAGCAAAAGACATAGATCCGAGCAACGATTGTTTACGATATGTAGCGAATAGGTTCGAATTAAATATTGAGCAACGCTATTGGCTTGCATTTTTATTCGGCACTTGCTACTCGGCAACAATGGTATATTATGTGTATAATGAATTCCCTGACTACGAAAATGTAGACACAGCAAGACTGCAAAGGTGGTGGGAAGCAAACAAGCACAAAACACTATTTCAAACCGATCGTCTACGAGTAAAGACGCAAGATAAATTTGTAGAAACATTTGTAAGCTATAAAAACCTAATAGGAAACAGGACACAAAATGACTATTTCCAATCACTCAAACAGCCTACAAAACAAATGACATATGATAACTGCTATGAGAACCTATCACAAATTAAAAACTTCGGCAGATTTACTATGTTTATTTATCTCGAAATGGTTTATGTTTTAACAGGCTACGATTTTGAGCCTACATATTTGGATCTGAAAAATGCAGAAAGCTGTAGAAACGGACTTGTGTATCACTTGGGGAGATATGAATTAGATACGCACGGCAACGACAAAAGGTTACAACCTAAACATATAGCATACCTGCAATATAAGTTCAAAGAGTTAAAGAACGAGATAAAAGGTATGAACATAGAGCACACAAACATTTGGAATATTGAAACAACGCTATGTGCATATAAGAAATTCAAGAAAGGAAAGAGGTATGTAGGTTATTACATAGAAAGGCAAAAGAAAGAAATAGAGAAAATGCAGAGCAGCGTAACAGAGGGTGTTGATTGGAGCGTGTTGTGGCAATTTAGAGAAGAAACATATAATAAGAAATGGCTAACAGAATTATAGCAATAGGTGGAGAGCCTGCAAGTGGCAAGACAACAATAATGCGAAAGCTTATAAAAAAGCTATTACCATTCAAGACTGTTCGTTACGGACTTGTTAGAGCCTTATACAATGCAGAAAGAAACCTGTATATAATAGGCATATACGATAATAGCACTTTTAGTGGCACAGACAAATTAAGTATGGCAGTGCAACCTGACTTTATAAATTTTACAAATAAAACAGGAGCAACTATATTATTTGAGGGTGATAGGCTATTCAATCAAAGTTTGTTTGATAAAGTAAATTGCGAGAAGATCGTAATACAAACAACAGATGAAACAAAAGAAGCAAGACACAAAAAGCGTAACGACAGTCAATCAGAGCAATTCAAGAAGTCGAAGAAAACCAAAATACAAAACATACTGCAAAACAATAGTGTTACAATACTAAATAACGACACACAAGAAGAACACAATGCAGCATTAAAACACATTATACAACTTATCAAGTAATGGACAAAAGTAGACACATAAAAAAGGAAGCAATGCTAAAGGCATTAGAGCAAAGTTTAGGAGTTGTTACAACGGCTTGTAAGAAAACTAATATACCACGCAGCACATTCTATAAATGGTTGAAAGAAGATAGCGAGTTCGCAACGGCTGTTAGAGATATTGAAAATGTAAGTTTAGATTTTGCAGAGAGCAAACTATTCGAGCAAATGTCAGACAACAATGTTACTGCAACTATATTCTATTTGAAAACAAAAGGAAAGAAACGAGGTTATTGGGAGAAGCAACAAATGGATATGACAACAGATGACGAGCCTATCCAAATTAACATTAAACTAACTGATGAAGATTGAGTTAGAATTTACTCCTAAACAAAGCACAGCAATTAAACACCTATTCGATAATGAAACAAGCGAGGTATTATTTGGTGGGGGTGCAGGTGGTGGCAAATCTTATATTGGTTGTGCTTGGATTATCTACTCTTGCATACGCTATAAAGGTATTAGGTGTTTAATAGGAAGAAGCAAGCTTGACAACCTAAAGAAAACAACCCTCAATACTTTCTTCGAGATATGCAAATCTTGGGGACTACGAGCAAATAAAGACTATGAATTTAACGGAGCGTCTAACATTATTACTTTCTTCAATGGCTCACAGGTTATGCTTAAAGATCTGTTCCATTATCCTTCTGATGCTAATTATGATAGTCTCGGTAGTTTGGAACTTACTATGGCTTTTATTGACGAGTGCAATCAGATTACACAAAAAGCTAAAGCAATTCTTTCTTCAAGAATAAGATACAAGTTAGACGAATATAAACTCATACCGAAATTGTTTATGAGTTGTAACCCTGCAAAGAATTGGGTGTATAACGAATTCTATCTACCAAACAAACAAGGTGTATTACCAAAACACAGGAAGTTCATACAAGCACTTGCGAGCGACAATGTGCATATATCAAAACACTACGAAACACAATTACAGAAGCTTGACGAAATTAGCAAACAGAGATTGTTATACGGCAATTGGGAATATGACGATAGTGAAGACAAGTTGATTGAATACAATGCTATCTTAAATATGTATGACAACACAACGACACAAACAGGTGATAAATATATAAGTGCTGATATTGCTCGTTTCGGTAAAGACAAAACAGTAATTATATATTGGAATGGTTTGCGAGCAGAGAAAATAAAGGTATTAGACACAAACACAATAACAGAAGCTGCAAATGAAATACGAGAATTACAACAAACAGAATCCGTCAAACTTGGAAATATTATTGTTGATGATGACGGTGTTGGTGGTGGTGTTAGAGATATATTGCGCTGCAAAGGGTTCGTGAATAACGGCAAAGTAATAAACAATGAGAACTACCAAAACCTCAAAACACAATGTTATTACAAATTAGCAGAGTATATAAATGCAGGTAAACTATATTTGCAAACAAACAATACGCTAATAAAAGACGATCTTACAAAAGAGTTAGAACAAGTTAGAAGAGACAAGATTGATAAAGACACGAAGCTTGCTATACTTCCTAAAGAAAAAGTTAAACAGGTATTAGGTAGGTCACCTGACTACGCAGATGCATTGATGATGCGAATGTTTTACGAATTGAAACCAAACATCGGCAAATACTATATACAATAAAAGAGAGCAGCCTAAACAATGAAATGACTACCCTCTTCTATAAAGCAAATACGCACCAAATCTAAACAATTTATATTTACTAATAGATAACCTACAAGAAAATGTTATTAACACTCGGAAAAAAAGAATATGTAATACCTGAAAAGTGGACACAGGTTAAGTTAGGAAGCTATCAAAAATTTATGCTAAACACCGCAGGAGATTTAGAAAAACATACGAGCAATATGAATGCTATAAACGCAATTGTAGGTGTGGAGCACGAAGTTCTTGAAAAATGCAAAGCAAGTGATGTTAACGAAATTGTAAATGCATTAGAGAAGCTTGCAACAACGAAAATAAACGAAACATTGAATTTGGTAATAACAATAGACGATGTTGATTATGGGTTTCATCCTAATTTAAAAGAGATGACATTTGCTGAATTTGTAGATCTCGACAATTATCTTGAAAACCCTTTAGAAAATTTGCACAAAATAATGGGTGTATTATACAGACCTATAAACAACTTGAAAAAGAAAGGTTATGATATTGTGCCTTATGATAGTGTTAATTCATTACAGAATGCAAAGTTGTTTCAAGACAAATTAAGCATAGCAACTGTGAATGGTGCAGCAGCTTTTTTTTTGAACATAGGTCAGGAGTATCTGATAATTTTGCAATCTTATTTGAAGAGCAGGAAGAGGAGGTCGACTATCGAGATACCAAACAACAATTCAGCAAAAAGTGGGGTTGGTACGGAGTGATATATAATTTAGCTGACGGTGATATTACAAAAATAAATGACATATTAAATTTAACTGCAGATGAGGTTTTAACCTTCCTGTGTTATAGCAAAGATTTAGAAACGATACAATAATGAGTGACTTTATACACACGGCAAACAACAACAAATTACAGAAGAATGTTACACTACAAAACATTATTCAGTTACACGATTACATAGTGCACGATTTAGATTCAATTTATCAAGGTGGTTTTGGTGATATATTTGATTTAGATATAAGCACAAACCAAATTTTTCCTGTTGCCTTTCTAACTTTAGAAAGCGCAAATTATCAAATAAACGAGTTACAATATGATTTCAGATTATATGTTATGGATTTAGTTAGCATAAATAAAAGTAAAGAAGAATACCGTAATGTGTCTAACGAGAATGATGTATTAAGTGATACATTACAAATAGTTGGCGACTACCTTTCTGTTTTACGACACGGTGATAAGTCATCACTAACAAATGTGCAGGATTTTGATTTAGAGTACGGCTTCAGAGTATCTGACGATGTAACTTGTGAGCCTTTTACAGAGCGTTTTGATAGTCAGGTATCAGGTTGGGCAGCAAACTTCACAATCACAGTAAGCTTCGGAAGAGGTGCGTGCACAGGTTTAATATAATATAATAAATAAATAAAATGGCAACAACAGTAACAACAGCAACTTTACAGGTAGATGTAGTAGAAAACATTACATTGAACGGAATAACTTATGATAAAACTACTACGAACAGCATAGCGAGTATTGCTCAATATAGCGTTCGAGTTATGCAGTTAGCAGCAAGTGGAAACCACGCTGTGTATACAGCAGCAGCAAGTCCTGCAGGATCAGCACACGATAGTGATGATGTAAGGTATATTCGCATAACGAATTTAGATGATACAAACCCTGTAACAGTAAGCATAAATAGTGCAGGGAATGATGCAGTAGCATTAAACTTAATTGCAGGTGCTTCTATTGTTTTATTTGATGACAAGATTGAAGGTAATGCAACAGGTGGTGCTATTACAACACAACCTTTAACAAGTGTAGTAGATAGTATTTATGTGACTACATCAGCTAACGAAACAGACATAGAGTTAGTTACAGCATCAGTTTAATGAAACTTGACAAGACACATAGAATAATGAAGCTATTTGCGAATAAGGTTATAAAACAATCTATTCGCAACCTTGAAAAACAAAATAAAGTCAACACAGGTAAGTTAGCGCAAAACCTTGACTACGATCTTGAAGTATATCCAAGTGGTGCATTAGAATTAAATTTCAAAATGCCACAGTATGGGATGTTTCAAGACAAAGGTGTAAAAGGAAGCAAAAGTGGTAGAAAGGCATACAAGTCACCATACAAGTTTAAAGGTAAGAACATAAAAGAGGGTGTTGTCGAAGAGTGGATAAAACGCAAAGGAATACAAGGAAGAGATAAGAAAGGTAGATTTATTAAAAGACAATCTTTAGCATTTGTTATAGGTAGGAGTATAGCATTATATGGTTTACCTGCAACAAGATATTTTAGTAATGCTTTCAGACAACACTACAGAAATTTACCGAAAGATTTCATAAAAGCATACGCAAGTGATGTAGCTAAATTTTTAAGACAAACAACAGCAGACATAGTAAGATGAGTTTACAAGTATATCAACAGCCAAGTGACTTTTTTCATCCTGCATACGCAAATGAAGAAACCTTATTTGTAGTAGGAGAAACAAGCAGCACAGTATATAATTACAACAATTTCAAATTTATATTCGAAGTATTTGCAGGTTTTGAAGATATTTTAGGAAATACAGTAACTGAGTTTCACAAATTTTCTGTCAAACCTAATTCAGCAGGTTATGCTTATTTCGATGTAGCTAATGTTGTTCAAGATTACTGCACAACCGATACAGAGATTTATGCAGTTAATGGTAGCACTTCTACATTTGACGGAACCACACCAAACACATTAAATGCACAGCAGAGATACCCAATACACATTGTAGATGAATTATCAAAACAGTATTCTAATATGATTAGAGTAGCTGTTGTTGTTTATGAAAACTACACTATAGGATCTTCTAATTTCGCAGGACAAAATTATACTTTAATAGGGACATACAATTTTTTTAATGGTTGTTTATCACAAGATACAGGTGGCGACTTTTTCAATGACAGCTTTTACGCTTGTAAAGATGCTAATGGTCGTTTTTGGTCAGATTTTTTGCCAAGCATAACAAGGAAAGTAAGAAGTGTAGATTATCACACAATAGCATTCCCTAATGGCGAATTCAGAAAATCGAATAATAGCACACAAACTTCTAATATATTTAAATTAAAATTTGAATTCTTTAATAGTGCAGGAGTTTCACAAGGAACACACACATTGTTAAATAATTCAGCAACAGGTGGTGCTCTGCCACAAGGTGTTTCGTATAGTGATGCAGATGATATAGCAGAAGGACTATTATATGCAGGTGTTGGACCAAAGAACCTAACAAATTCAGGAGCATCTATTCCTGCTGCAACAAGCTATTATACTGTTCGTGGTCAAAGTGCAACGAGTACTAACACTACTGCACTATACACATTTGAATTACAAGATAATGATTGCAAAGGTTTTGAAACTATACGACTTGCGTTCTTGAATAAATTAGGTGCTTGGGACTATTACAATTTCACAAAGAAGTCAATCAAAACAGTCAATACTGAAAGAGGTTTAATGAAACAAAACGAGGTGAATCAACAATACTTATACGCACAGAGAAGCAGTTTTGAGGGTGGTTCGCAAGTTTATAGAAGCAACTCTGTTCAAGTTATAGAAGCAAACACAGATTATATAACAGAAGAGGAAGCAAGAGCATTAGAAAGCTTATTTACAAGTCCACAAGTTTATTTACAAGATTTAGTTGGGGATGTAGATGCAGTTGTATTTTCTGCACCTAAATTTTACCCTGTTGTTGTTACAGAGAAAACATATCAGAGACAAACGACAGCAAATGACGGCTTGAAACAATATGTTATACAGATAGAGAAGTCTAATAATATACCAAGACAAAGACTATGAGAATAGTTGCACACGCACAATATAACCTTTCCCTTTATTCTCACACAGAGCAAGTTGAATTAGATTTATTCGGTGATGAGAATTTAGGCATCAGATATGAGGTAGACAATATTCGTGAAGCGAACAGCAAGAATAGCACATATTCTAAAGATTATGATATACCTGCAACTAAAAAGAATAACAAGTTTTTTAATCACATATACGATCTTACATATGATATGAAAGGGACTCAATATACGAGTCTTAAAGATTTCAACCCTTACAAATCTTGCGAAGTTCAAGTATATGAAGACGGCTCGTTAATATTAGACGGTGTAATGTTCCTGAATAGTATAAACGAGAAACAAAATGAATATACATATAATGTAACAATTTTTAGCACTTCAGTAGGATTATTAGACGCACTTGGTGAAAGCACAATTGCTGACCTTAACTTTGAAGATATAGAACACGACTTTACAATAGCAAATATACAGGCTTCTAATACTACAACAGGAGTTACACTATCAGCAGGAGGAACAAGCACAGCAGTTATGTATCCTTTAGTAGATGACGGTATGATCGGTTACGATACTATAGCTACTGATGTATTAGACATAGATAGCAGATATAATTTACCACCTTGTATACAATTGAAATATGTTATTGATAAGTTATTTGATTTTGCAGGTTATCAGTTTGACAGCACTTTTTTTAATACGACAGAGTTTAAAAATATATATATGGATAGTGGTTGTAATAACCAATTTTCCAATGTGACTGAATACGGTGATGTAGAAGTAAAACCAAGCGGAAATTTAAGTATAAGCACCTCTTTTGCTGATGTTATTTTCAATACAGAGTTACAAGATGTTAACGGCTTGCATAATACCTCAACAGGTATATATACTGCACCTGAAGACAATTTAAGTGTAACTGCTGTTATAAGTTTAGCTATAGCGAATACAAGTGGATCTAATAGAACTATTTATTTTCGTTTAGTGCATAACTCTACTGCAACAAGCGCACCCACATCACCGATTTTTGCAGGTCAACAAACTATACCTACAGGAACTACTATCAATGTGTTTCAAACTGCAGAGGTGTATTTAAATAGTGGTGAAACCTGTAATTGGGAAATAAGAGCAAGTGGATCTAATTGCACAATTGATGCTTCGTTTGTTGTTCCTGGAACTTCACCACCTTTTACTTTTATATCTAAATACTATTTCTACACTAATAATAGAACAGACGGTGGCTACATATTTCAACACAACAGAAGAGAGGTCAAATTAGCAGATTTAATAAGCGACCTGACTAAAATGTTTAACCTAATTATAGAGCCTGATAAAGACAACCCAAAAAAACTTAATATTGAGCCGTTTGACGATTATGTAGCAGGTGGTGTTACGCACGATTGGACACGCAAAATAGATCGTAGCGAAATGACACAAACAATGTTTGATTTACCACGCAAATTGACTTTTGCTATGGTAGAAGATGACGATGACTACTACCTAAAAGACTATGAAAGAACAATAGGTAAAGAATACGGCATACAAGAGGTTTTTATTGATGTAGAAACAGACGTAGAAGAAGAGATACGATTAGATGTATTTGCGCCAACAGCATTAGTCAAGACACACCCCTCCTACGCAAGTATGTCTGTCATAACAAGTAGTGAAGACGGCATAAACTTCGAAAGGTTTGACAGTGCACCAAGATTGATGTTCAAAAACTTCGATACACACAATGCAGGTTTTGCCATATTTGACCAAACAGATATTTATGAGGGTGTTTTCGGTGCTCAAGTTACAGAGTATTCGACCTCTCACCATTACGAAGATAGCACAGGTGTTTTAACAACAGCAGATAGCACATTATTATTTGGTAATGTAGGGTTTCTCTATCACGAAGTTAATGCCTTACCTCTTAAAACTTTCTACGAGAAATATTGGAGAAATTATGTTATTGAAAGATATGTCAATTTAACACACTTATTGAAAGTTAGAATATACTTAAAACCAACTGATATAAATAGATTTAGTTTTAAAGACAAAATAAGAATTGACAATCAAGAGTATAGAGTCAACTCAATAGATTATACAGCTAATAGTCGAAAATTAGCTACAGTAGAATTGTATAAAATATAAGAATGAGAACATTAGGAAGAGATAAAAATCAACAAGACACTACACCGAAACCTGTAAAAGATATTGATGTAAATACAGGCTTGGTGACTTTTGATGACGGATCTGATACAGGTGTAGCAGGAACAAGAGAAGATTGCAGAGCATACGGCTACAACTTTGAGAACAACAAATGTTTTATACAAAGTGGTAATGAAAAAGCAAATACAGGAAATTTAGTAGTTGGTGGACACAATAATGTTACAGGCAAAAACAATAAGGTATATTCTACAAAGTCAAATGTTAATGCTAACAACGCACAAACGCAAGGAACTAACCACGAAGTTACAGCAGATTTTGCAACAGTAATTGGCAATGGTGGTAGCGCAATTAGGTATAGTGAATATGTTCACGCACAAACACCACACCAACAATCTGTGTCTGTAGGAAATAGAGCAAGAGCGCAAAGGAGTGTATTGATGTATCAAGGTAGAACAACAGATGGAACAGCAAGACAAGAAATTTTTATAGGTGGAATAGATAATGAAAGGTTTATAGTTGACGAAAATTTTGAGGGCATTATTTCTTTTTCAGCAAGGTGTTTAGGTAAGGCTGTAACTTTTCGTAATGGTTCATATAGCACAGGTGCTTATTCTCATTTTGAGCACGTTTCATACAGAGTTAACAATGGTGTTTTGACAGAGTTAGGGCAAGATAGCGAGTCACTACATACAGACAATGCAACAGGTTGGAATAATGGCTTTTCTGCTACAAGCGCAACACCTGACTACATTACAGTAGATGTTACAGGAGCAAGAAGTGTTACTATAGATTGGACTGTTATATTATATATAAACGAATTAAGAACAACATTAAGTTAATGAACGAAAAAATAGCAACATTGAGATTAGTAGGTGGTGCAATTCATACAAGTTTTATGGCTATGAAAGGCACATTACAATACTTTACAGAGATTAAAGTCAAAACCAAGAATAACGATATAATTTTAGGCAAATGGCACAAGAAGAAACGGTAAGAATGAAGCTTGTTGCAGATACTAAAGACGCAACAAAGAAATTAGAAAAAGTAAAGAAAGACACTAAAGAAACAGGTAATGCTGCATTAGATGCTGCGAAAGATTTTAGTGTATTTGGTGTGAGCATAAATAGTATTACGAAAGGTTTTGGTAAGGTTATACCAATAGCCAAATCTATGTTTACAACAATCAAGGCAGGATTGATGTCAACAGGTATAGGTGCTATTGTAGTTGCTGTAGGATCTTTAATAACATATTTTACGCAAACACAAAGAGGTGCGGACAAGTTATCACAAGTATTCAAAGGATTAGGTGCTGCAATTAGCGTAATAGTTGATAGAATAAGTTCATATGCTGAAATATACATAAGCATATTCAAAGGAGATTTATCAGGTGCAGTAGACGCTGCTAAAAAAACATTTTCAGGTCTTGGTGACGAAATAGCAAGAGAGGTGTCTTTAGCTGTAGAGTTAGAAAAAGCTACACAAAAGTTAAGAGATACTACAAGAGAAATAAATGTTGAAACTGCACAAAGAAGAGCAGAGATTGAGGGTTTGAAACTTATTGCAGAGGATGTAACAAAAACAGAACAAGAAAGAATGAAAGCTGCACAAGATGCATTTGCAATTGAGCAAGAGTTGATGAATAAAAGAGTTGCAGCAGCAGAAGAGGACGTTCGAATTGCTAAAGAGCGAATTTCTATGGGTGAAGCTATGGCAGAAGATCTTGACGACCTTGCAGAAAAGGAGATTAGACTCGCAGATATTCGTGGAGAAAGTTTGGGAAAATCTATTGAGTTAAATAATAAAATAAACTCTATTGAAGCAGAAGCCGCAGCAAAAAGAGAAGCAAGACACCAAGAAAATTTAGCGAGATTAGAAGAAGAGAAACAAAAAAGGTTAGAGGTGCTTAATGCAGATTTAGCATTAGCTAAACAAGGCAGAGATATAAGAGAAGAGATATTGTTGGAAGGCATAGAGAATGCAGAAGATAGAGAAATAAAAGGATTAGAGTTGAAGATGCAAAGGCAAATGGAAGAGGTCGATAGGTCTAAAGCATCTGAAGAAAGGAAGAATATATTGCAGTTAGAAATTCTTCGTCAACATATGGTCAAAAGAAAAAAGATTAGAGACAAATTTGATGCAGCAGAAGATGCGGAAGACAAAAAAAATGCGCAAGAGAAAATTGATTTAGAACAAACAATTACTACAGCTAAACAGGATCTTGCTATGAATGCATTAGGACAATTAAGTGCTATTGCAGGTAAAGAAAGTGCTATTGGTAAGGCAGCAGCCATAGCAGAAACGATAATAAACACACACAAGTCGGCAACTGCAGCATACGCAAGTATGTCGGCTATACCAATAGTTGGACCAGCACTTGGTGCAATTGCAGCAGGTCTTGCAGTTACAGCAGGTATGGCAAGTGTTCAAAAAATTGCATCAACACCTCCACCTAATACTTCTGCAGGTATGGCAACAGGAGGTATGGTAGGTGGCACAGGTAGTGGCACAAGTGATAGCGTAAACACAAGATTAAGCAGAGGTGAGAGCGTAATAAACGCAAAAAGCACGAGGATGTTCAAACCTTTATTATCTGCAATCAATCAAGCAGGTGGTGGAAGAGGTTTTGACGGCACTATGGACGAAGGAAGTGGTGGTATGACAACAGGTGTTGTGAAAGCATTTGTTGTATCAGACGATATTACAAACCAACAAGATAAATTACAAAAAATAAGAAGAAAAGCTACAATATAATGGAAAAGAAAGCAACAAAAATAGTAGAACTCGTTATAGATTCAAATAACGAAGAATTGGCAATTGACGCCATAAGTTTAGTGACAGAACCTGCGATAGAGCAAGATTTTGTATACTTTAATAAAGCTAAAAACAATTTAACCTTTGCTAAAGTAAATGAAGAACAGAGATTACTCGTTAGTCCTGCTCTAATACCTAACAAACAAATATTCAGATACGATGCTGACACAGATCAAGAGTATTATGTTTATTTTACTGAAAAGACAGTAAAACAAGCTTCTGAAATGTATTTAAAACACAATAACAATAATAGCGCAACACTTCAACACGAAAACAAGGTTACAGGTGTTCATACTGTTGAGAGTTGGATAATACAAGACGCAGAAATGGATAAAAGCAAGTTATACGGCTTTAATTTACCAAAAGGCACTTGGATGGTGAGTATGAGAATAAATAATGAAGACATTTGGCAACAAATAAAAGACGGCACACTGAAAGGATTGAGTATAGAGGGTTATTTTATTGACAAAGTTGAGAAAATGGCAAGAGTTGGATCTATGGTCACAGAGGGTAAAGACGGTGAGATAGATTTACCATTATACGACAACAAGGAAGAAGCATTAGCTGCAGCTAAAGAACTTGGTTGCGAGGGTGTGCACGAGCATACACTTGACGGTGAGACTGTATATATGCCTTGTGCTGACCACGATATAATAAGTAATTTAGAAGAAATACTTAATGAAGACTGTGGGTGTAAAGAAACAGAACTCATATCACCAAACCCTTGTCAGAGTGGCTACGAGCCTTACGGTCACAAAATTAAAGACGGTCGTAAAGTGCCGAACTGCGTGCCAATTGACGCAAAAAAAAAAGATGAGTTAGAAAGTTACACAGACTATCCACAAGGTGCAACAAATAACGCAAAAAGAGCAATAAAGTATAAAAAAGAGAACGGAAGTAGTTGTGGAACACGAGTTGGTTGGACGAGAGCAAGTCAATTAGCAAACAGAAAGCCTATTTCAAGAGATACTATTGCAAGAATGGCTTCATTTGCAAGACACGCACAAAATAAGGATGTGCCGTATACAGAGGGTTGCGGTGGTTTGATGTGGGATGCTTGGGGTGGATCTTCAGGTATCAATTGGGCACAGAGCAAATTGAAAGAAATTGACAGCAAATAAGTAACAAAACATTATATATTATATTTACTATAAACACACCTAATTTTTAAAAGAGATGACAAAACAATATTTCAATAAATTAGACACTAAAAGATACAACGAATTTAGAAAAGTTGAGTTATCAGTAGTTGCTGACGCTGCGAAAGTAGAAAAAGAATTAGAAAAAGAAATGAAAGAATTCAATTCAACTTTTGTTGAGTTAGAAGATAAAAATGAGGTTTTAAGTATGTTACGACAAGATTTGTCTGATGAACTTCAACTAATAAAAAAACAAAAAGACAGATTCGGCAAAGTAATAGATGAAATGTTGACTTTGCGTGGATTATTCAGCACAGATTTTGGATTATTAGAAGATAAGATCGTTTTTGCAGAAGATGCAATGAATAAAATAAAAAATGCTGCAAAAGATTTAGGTGTCAAACCTGTTGATATACCTGTTTATGTAGAATTGTTTGAAAGAGTGAGAATAGCAAGTGGAAACCTAAAATCAAGTGAAAATCTATTCAAAATGGCAGAAAAGAATATACAAAACGCAACTAAAGTTCAAAAACAACTTAATAATATATAACTATGGATATTAAAACACGCATAAGAGTAGCATTAGGTATTGAAGAAGAAACTGATACTAAATTAGCATACGAAGGAAAATTAGCAGACGGCACTATTATTGTTTCAGAAGCTGACGCACTTGCAGAGGGTGTATCAGTAAATGTATTAGTAGAAGACGGCACACAAATACCTCTTCCTGTTGGAGAATATGAAACAGAAGACGGTGTAAAATTTGTTGTTGAAGAAGAGGGTGTTATTTCTAATATGGTTGAAGAAGAGGTAGAAGCAGAAGACAAGGATGATGAAGAATACGGAGATGACAAAGAAGAAATGTCAGACGAGCACGCACAACTATTCAATGAAATTGGTTCTGTTGTAAAAGAATTATTAGAAGAAGTTAAAAACGATATTTCACGTTTGACTGCAGAACTTGACGAACTACGAGGTGAGAACTTGAGTAAAGACGAAAACATTGCAGAACTTCAAGAAGAGAATACAAATTTATCAGCACAGGTGAAAGAATTAGGTGAACAACCTGCAGAAGATCCTGTAAAGCTTAATAAATTCAAAAAAGAAAAAGTTACATTATCTCGTTCAGAGTATAATAGACTTTCAAGAAAAGAAAAATTTATATATAACCTAAATAATTAAAAATGGGATTTTCAATTACTTCAAACTACGCAGGTGAACACGCAGGACAGTATATTGCTGCTGCACTAAAATCTGCAGATTCTTTAGAATACTTAACAGTATTAGAGAACATTAAATTTAAGAGAAACATTTCAAAAGTTGCTACAACAGGTATGATTGCTGATGCAACTTGTGATTTTACAGATGCAGGAACACTAACTCTAACAGAGCGTGTTCTTAATCCAAAAGAATTACAAATCAATGTTGACCTTTGTAAAAAAGATTTATTAGCTGATTGGCAAGCTGCTCAAATGAGCGCAGGAGCACACAACAACGGAATGTCTAACGACTTTACAGCGTTTGTTATGTCGCACTTATCTGACACAATTGCTGACCACGTAGAAACAAACATTTGGAACGGACTTGACTCTAATGCAGGTGAATTTACAGGTTTCTTACACGCAGGTAACGGAACTTTTGAGAACGATCCTGCTATCGTAGAAGCTACTAACACACTTGGAGCAGGTAACGCATATACAGCAGCATCTATAATTGCTGACTTACAAACTATTGCTGCAGCTATTCCATCAGCAGTGTTAGGAAAAGATGATTTATACATCTATATGTCAACAAGCGTATACAGATTATACATTCAAGCAATGTCTACATTAGGATATGTTAATGCATACCATATGTCAACTGACTATATTCCAATGTTCGAAGGAATTAAAATTGCAGTATGTCCTGGAATTGCTAATGATATGATGTGTGCTGCACAAAAATCTAACTTGTTCTTCGGAACTGACTTGGTTTCTGACCACACTACAATTAAAATGCTTGATATGTCTGAACTTGACGGCTCTGACAATATTCGTGTAGTAGCTAAATTTACTGCAGGTGTGCAACACGCACAAGGTAGCGACATTGTAAGATTAGACTAATTAAATAACGGCTAATGGGGGTGTAGCAATAATGCGCACCCTCAAAAGCACCTAAAAAATATACGCATATGGCATGTGAATTAACCAAAGGACGTGGACTTGATTGCAAGGACATAATGGGTGGTATTAAAGCCGTTTATTTTGTTCAACACGCAGACGCTACAATTGCATCATCATCAGGTTCCGTTTCTGATATAGATTTGACAACTAACTTGTTCAAATACGATTTACCGAGAGGAACAGGTAGTTTTACAGAAACAATACAACCAAGTGTTGAAAACGGCACAGTGTTTTACGAGCCTGCAGTAACTATTATGTTACATAAAATGACTGTTGCAGATCGTAATGAAATTAAATTGTTAGCACAAAACAGGCTGATTATTTTTGTTGAGACTAATGCAACTATTGCAAATGGTCACTCAAACATTTGGTGTCTTGGTTTGGAAAATGGTATGGAATTGACTGCAGGGACTACAGCAACAGGTGCAGCATTCGGAGATATGAACGGCTATAACTTAACATTCACAGGAGCAGAAAGCGCACCTTGTTTGTTAGTAGCTGACCATACTACAACACCGTTTGATAACGCAGCATTTACAGTAACAATTACGAACTCGTAAAAATTTCCTTTATAAAGGATTACATAATTACTTGATTTTCGAGCTAAAGGTGGGGGAAACTCCACCTTTTTCTATATATAAGCGTAATAAAACCGACTTTTTTATATTTACTATAAAAGGTGTATGTTATATATTCGTAAAAATGCTTCAAACACATTGTATTTTACTGCTGAAACTGCTACATCAGGTAGTAGTGGCTCATATAACATAAAGGTATGGTCTGATATGGAAGGCTCACCAGACAATAGTGCTCCTATAAATTATAATTTTACACCTACACATACTGCGAGAAAATCAAGTTTTGTATTAACAGAGCCTACCAACCTTGATTTCGGTACTAACGAAGGAAGCTTCAGTTATAGAATAACTACTGCTACAGGACAAATTGTAGAAGTAGGCAAAATAAGAGTTATAAGGGTTGCAATACCTGATAGTGATTTAGACGATTTAAACACTTCGGTATTGTTAACTCACAATAATGCAGACAATATTTTTGGCGGCGAGGTGACATACACCACACCTAATGATGGTAATTCAACTAATAATACACAATATATAAATATATAAAATGGCAAAAAATGTAAACGACCACTTAACTGAAATGTTAGGTAAAAAAGGAAGTGTTGAAGTTTTTACAACAGCAGCACAAACAAGTAAAGATTTTTACGCAGTTTATTTTCCTGTTGATAGTGTGATTTCAGCTATAACTGTTGCTAATTGCACAGGAGCGTCTTTTTTACACACTACGATGTCAGCAGGAACAACATTGTTTATGAACATTACTGCTATCACTTTAACAAGTGGTGTAGGTGTAGGATACAACAACTAATGTTAACACTATCTAATATAAAATCTCTTACTACAGAGAAAACAGCATTATACACACCTATAGATGCATTTGGTGAGCCTGCACTATGGTATGATATGCATACACATCAGATGACTTCTAATTTTGCTGATGGTGATGCTGTAGGAGAGGTTCTAAATATAGGTGGAGAGGGCACAACCTTTAATTTAAAACAAACAGTAGGTTCTGACAAACCTATTTATGATGTTTCTAATGCGCTTGTTAGATATGAAAGCGTATCATTTGACGGAACAGATCAACATTTTTCTACTTCATCAGCATTTGAACGAGCAGGTGAAGTTACTTTTGCTTGTGCTTTTGCGATTGGTAGTCCTGACCAAGAAGCACTTTTAGGAGGAACAACAGGTGGATTAAATAGAATTGTAATAGCAGGTCCAAACAGCATATTAGTTAGATTCAACGGAACAGGAAGTTCTAATGCAGGTATACAAGTGTTTACAAACAACACTAATAACAGCACAATTTCATATACTTTTACTGACATACTTGAAGTGTTAGTTATGAGAAGAGATGGTGATAATAACCTGTATTTCTATAACAAAGATGGAGATTTTATTGCATATTACGCTGCAGATGCAAACACAGACGAACCTTTACAATTTAACAAGTTAGGGCAATTAGCAAATGATACATTTTATGTTGACGGTAACATTTGTGAATGGGCACTTTGGAAAGGAGACTTGGGATTAACGAATGCAAAGAATGTAGCAAAAGCACTTCATAAAAAATGGAAAGTATAATGGATAATAACAGATTATTACAAGTATATTTAGAACAACAAACTGCACCAAAATTTGTTGAAACACCAAACCAAGATTGGATAAACTATGGTGACGGTGAGTATCGTAACACATACCCAAATTTTTTAATAGATCTTTACAATTCAAGCGCAACACACGCAGCTATTGTGAATGCAACTGCAGCTATGATTGCAGGTAAAGAAATAGTAATTGAAGAAGACGGTGGCAACCTACAAGCGTTCGTTGAGTTAAAGAAGTTTTTAGCGAGTGTAAACAGAAACGGAGATACAGCACACGATATAATAACAAAATTTGCGTTTGACCTGAAGTTATTTGGTGCTTATGCAATGAATGTTATATGGTCTAAAGATAAAACGAAAATAGCCGAAATACATCACATACCTGTTGAACAAGTTAGAGTAGGTAAAACAGGTGTTAGTGGTTTTGTAGAAGAATACTATGTTTCGAGTGATTGGTCACAATACAGAAAGAAAGAATACACACCAAGAAGAGTAGCAGCATACAATACTGCAGATCGTAGTGAAGCTTCACAAATATATTATTGTGGTATTTATAGTCCAGGTATGGAAGCTTATTTTACACCTGACTATACAGCTTCTACTAATTGGATTTTAACAGACCACTTAACAAGCGAATTTCATTTATCTAACATTTCTAATGGTTTTGCACCGTCTTATTGGATTAACTTTAATAATGGAGTGCCAACACAGGAAGAAAGATTTAAGATTGAGCAACAAATTGCAGGTAAATTCGCAGGTGCAGGTAACGCAGGTAAATTCGTTATGACATTTTCTGACGACTCGAATAGCGCACCAGACCTACAAGCTATACAATTAAGTGATGCAGACAAACAATACACTGTATTAAACGAATTATGTATACAAAATATAATGATTGGGCACAGAGTAACAAGTCCAATGTTATTAGGTGTAAAAACCGAAGGACAATTAGGAGGAAGAAACGAGCTTCTACAAGCTTATGAGTTGTATTCTAACACGGTTGTTCAACCACACAAAGATTTGGTCTTAAAAGGTCTTAAAATGGTCTTAAACGCTAATAATATAAACTTACCAATTGTGTTGAGTGAAATTTCACCTCTTTCAAGTATGTTTGATAATGATGTGTTGAAAGAAGTTCTCACACAAGATGAAATTCGTGAACAATTAGGTTATGAGCCATTAGAACAAGAGATAGAAGCAAATAGCAGGTTTAATAAAACTTGTTGTTCATTAGAAATAACAGAATTAGATAATTTTATAAATACATATGGTGAAGATCCTGATGACGAAAATTGGGATTTAATAGATGAGCAAGAAGTAGAATTAGATGACGAGCACTCTGATTTTAATTTTGAACATAACTTAAATGAACTGAACCATAAAGTAAATTTTGTCAGGACAGGAGAAGTAAGAAAAAGAGGTAGCAAGCAAGACGGATTTGATGATGATTTAAATTTATATCGTGTTCGCTATAGATATGCAGGTAAAACTAAAAAACATACAAGCGAAAGAACATTTTGTAAAGCAATGGTTAATGCTAACAAAATATATAG